ATAATGTTTAAGTTTCATGTAGATTGTTTCAGTCAGACGGAACCTGTTACGGTCCCATCTAATCTCAAAATGCGCTTCATGTGAGTCTGCACCAGCCGAGACATTGGAAGTAGGTAATTGTTTATACACAAAGTACAATGGGCTCTGACCTTTCCCAACCTACGTCGACATATGTAACATAAAGAATACATTAACTAGGTTAATGCTATCTATATAATACATTACCTCTCGCTTCGTTCCTATTGCTAAAGAGTTTTTATGTACTGTGTTTGTGTTTTTCGACAGCCAACAATCTATCTATACCAACAGATACTCCAATTGTGTGATGAGTCTATCAGTATGTTACGTGTGCAGGTATCACCCTAGCTTTTTCCACAGCGGTATTTTCAATCTGGCCCGCCAACCTTAAGTGTTGGATTGCTTTGCCTAAAGTTTTATTTCGCCTGCGTGATAGCGCCTAATAAGTTCGTTGTTTGCTGCGTACTTCATATGTTTAGATTTTAAATTCTGTCCAGCCCATATTAAATACTTTTCATTAAGATTTGAAAGTTTGATGCCTTGATGTTTTCCAGTAGGCCATATGCCGTTTTCTAGAAGTTCTTTTTCTTTTTTTACGTTATGTTTATAGTTGTAATACTTTTCTGAATTTTGTTGTGCTTGCGCACGGTCGTAATTTTGCTCAGACTCTAATTTAGATTGCTTTTCTAGTTTTTGCCAGTTTAGTTTTGCCATGTTCTAAAAGTGCCGTCCTAAGTTTTTCTGAGCCACCGACTCTAACATTTATAATTCCGTTGTAGTATTCGTCTGTTTCAAGTACACGCCTATCAAATTGTTCTCTTGCCTCTATGTAGGACATTTCGCCCCTACCTTTACATAGGTATAATATTTCTCTTGTGAAGTGTTCTTCGCCTAGTTGTGCAACATCTGCGTTTAGTCTGTCACTGGAACCCCAGTAAGTCTTCCAATCGCTTTCTTTGTAGCCTCGTCGTTTGTTTTTCTTGCCTTTAAGAGGTGGCTTAGTAGTTTTAAATTTTGCTAGTTTCTTGCCTATGTATTTTTGGCCTGTAGTGGTATTTGTAATAAGGTAAACAAAGCCTTCATACTCATCTGGTATTGTGTCAATTGTTTTTCCTTGGTAAGTCCACTGCATCAGTTACTTACCGTTGCCTAAATTTATTTGCCTATTTTCTGGTTTCTCTTGTTGTGTTGTGATGAATGTGTATTTCGTCTGCACGTTCTTTTGCTAATGCACGGATATCGCGCAAGCACTTTCGTACTGCACGATGTGTACGCACACTATTCCTTTGTTCAAACTTTTCGTTTGCTTTAAAATAATCTAAGTATGCTTTAACAAGCAAATCGTGTGCATCATCTTCCATTACTCTACAACCTCTAAATCGTTTGCATAACTTGTAAATCCATTTTCTTTTACAACACGCAACACATGATTAACTCTACCAATCAATTCGTCTTTGTGACTAATTAAATAAATGTTCTTTTGGCGCTCACGTGCCATCTTTTTAAGAACACCTAAAGAATTTTCAACACCAGCAGTGTCCATACCGCTATCAATAAGCTCGTCAATAAACAACAAGTTGATATTCTGATACAGACTTTCCCAAACATCACGGAATGCAAAGCTCAACCCTAGGATAAGTCTGTTTCGCTCGCCACGTGACAGATTATCAAAGTCTAAGTCTTGTCCTAGTTGTGTAATTTCAACATTCAAATCGTTTTGGAACAGTACTTGATGCGGCAATCCTAGTTTGTCAAGATAATATGTGAGTCTGTTGTTTAAGTATGCTAAGTTTTGATCAATAATCTTCTTACGGATGAACGAATCTTTGTTTGTAAGTAGTTTTAGCAAGAACTCTTGGTGTTCTTTATAACTAGTAAGTTCGTTTACTACACTCCAATCAATTTGTTGTATAGCACTTTCACTTAGTTCTACAATTTGTGACTCGTAAGGATCAGTTTCGACTTTTTTATCTTCAAGTGCTTTCTTTAGATTGTCTACATTGTTTCTATGATCGTATGCTTCCTTAGCAGTGTCGTAAAATGTAGTAGGCTTGCCGTTGATATCACCGATTTCTTCAAGTGCTTTCATAACACCTTCAAGTTTATCAGCAACTTCTAATTGATATGCAAGTGCGTCAGTAAGTTCTTTACCTTTTCTTTCTGCAATCTCTGCTTTTTTATCTGCATGTAGTTCTTGACCACAAGTATAACAAGTTGCATCTTCGAGTTCAGCAATATCTTTTTCTGCTTTTTCTACACTTTTAGTAGCACGTTGTAGTGCAGGCTCAAGAGTGCCTAGTTCTTTTCTAAGTGCTAGTATTGCGCTGTTGTGTTCATTCCAACTCGATAACTTTTCGTGCGCTTCGAGTTCAGCTTCAATGTCTAAATGTTCAAGTTCGTCAATTGCACTAACAAGTTTGTCTTGATCCTGTTTGTTTTTAGCAACCCAAGCACGTTGAGTGCGTTTTAGACCGTCGATACTACCTTCAATCTTTTCATTTGCAGTTTGAATGGCGTTAATCTTAAGAGTTTCTTCTGTAATTGCATCTCTGCTCTGACGAGTTTGTTCTTTAAGCGCATCTGCTTTCTCAGAAAGTATAGTAATGCCCAACAACTGCTCAATAATTTGACGTTGATCGTTAACACGCATACTTAAGAACGGTTCTGTGTAAGTATTAAGTGCAACAACGTGCTTAAACATGTCATGGCTCATGCCCAACAATGTGTTTACATCGTCTTGCGTCTGTCTACTATCACCTTGTGACTCATCTACTAGTTTTTCTTGATCATTCATGTAGAATTTAAACAGATTAGGCGATCTTCCGCGTTCAATTCGATATTGATTGCCATCTTTTTCAAACTGTAGCGTAACTAACATACCTTTTGAGTTGGTTTTGTTAATTAAATTGTTCTTTTTAATATTTGTTAGTGCTGTACCGTATAATGCATAAGACAATGCGTTGATAATTGTAGTTTTACCAGTGCCATTACGTGATCCACTGTCATCACCACCTTGATCTAAGTTCTCACCCAACACAAGTGTTAGTTGTTCACCTTCAAAGTCCACTGCTTGGGTTTGATTGCCTACACTCATAAAGTTTTTTACGGTTAAGTCTTTAATCTTAATCATATTATTGTTCTAATCCGTTATATATTTGCAGTAACATACTTTTATCGTAGTTGTTTGTGTCTAGTTGTGATATTTCGTTGCTTACAATCTGGTCTACACTTTCAAATTGCGCAATATCAAGCTCAGTACTCATTTCTTCTAGTTGCTTTTGCGGTATTAGTGTAATTTCACGGCAATTGTACTGATTAATGAATGTTTCTTTAATAAAACTTGCTTCTTCATAGCTGATAGGCAAGTCTAATGTAACACGCAAGTACATTTTACTTTTAATAAAGGTATCTGCATTATCAATTAGATGACTAAGTGTTACAGTACGATACTTAGGACAATTCGGCCAGTTGATAAACTCTGGCTCCTTGTTATTTTCCTTATCAAGTATCATCATACCGCGTTCATCATCGCCTACATCCGCATAGTTGTGCGGAAATGCGTTGCCAATATAGTGAATAGCACCTTGTTTTTGTCTTTTGTGGAAGTGTCCACTAAAAACATAGTCTTGATGTTTGAAATGCTCAGGCTTTAGGTCGCCGTGATCGGGCATTCTAACAAGTGCGTTCATATAAAAGCTAGGAAGTTCAAAGTGTCCAAACAAATATTTTGTTTTGATGTCACTCATCTTCTTCCACTCATCGCCAACAAGCCAAGGCACAAGTGCAACGTCATCTTCAATAAGAATTTCGTCTACAAATGTAATACCTGGAATATGTTTTGCAAATGCAGTAGAATTTACGTCACGTTTGTCTTTATAATACAAGTCGTGATTGCCATCAAAGAAGTAAAACTTCTCAAATGCTGCACCAAGCTTCTCCATACTACGAATTGTTGCATCCATAGTGGTAAGATTAAGCGAATTTCTGTTGTGATGCCAATCTCCGCAGAAAATACCAGTTTCGCAACCAGCAGCTTGGGCTTGTTCTATGTACCAATCAATAAATTCTTCACAATCTTCGTTATGAACACGACTATTGCCTTTTAATCCGAAATGGATGTCCGTAAACACCGCAGCTTTTTTAAACAAAGAGTATCCTCCATATATACTTGTACAAGTATACTGTAATTTTTGACACCTGTCAACCTATTTTTTAGTATTTGTATAAACAGTAGGAGAAGCTTCTTCATTACGTTTGACACTTGCTTCCCATTCGCCTTGATTTTGTCTTGTAAAACTAGGATTTAAATCGTTCATTTCTAAAATATCGTCTCGAATGTTTTGATTTCGCTTTTCAATATTAATAACACGTACAAACGAGTTAGTAACTGCTGCTGTGTAGTATGCAAACGGGTTATCAGACTTAGATTCGTCAAATTGCAGTCCAATTTGTGATAATTGAAGGATTGCTTGTCCTTTCATTTCGTCATTATATGTATAGCCGCGTACATTGCCTCTTGTAGCATAACGATCGACAAGTTTTAACCACATCATTGCAAGATTATCTGTTGCTTTACCGTGTTGATGGCTAAAATGTCCGTTATCCATTCCTCCTACCCAGTGACTTTTACCAACTAGAACAATTTCGCCTTCGTCATTGTATTTGTAGTGTTTAAATGGCGGAAATGGTAACTTGACCTTTGTGTCGGCTACAGTTTTTGGATTCTTTTTTCGTCCAGGTTCTTCGGGAATGTGATCAAACGTCATTACACGGAAGATTAATTCTTCTTTTGTAATCTCAGAAGCTAACGTTTCGCATTCTGCTTGTTTAACTTTTTCGCCTAGTCCTTTTCTTCGTTCGTATTCTGCTGAACTTAGTTTTTTAGCTTTGTTACGCTTTGCTTCTGCAACAGTTAGACGGTTAATTTTATCTACACTTGGTAGAATAATGTCATAATCTGCATATTCAGGCGCAAGATAACTGTTAAACTTATTTTTTGATTTGTGTATTTCTTTTAATATATCTTTATTGTTTAGATAATTTTTAGGTCTCATCAACTTCTCCGGTTATGTTATACTTATTATAATATACTCTGATAATTTTGTCAACTAAATAGTAGTATAGGAGACAATGAAATTATGCCGTTTAAAATCAATTTTAATGCAAGCAACTTTATGAGTAGCATTGTAAGTGATGCAAAAAGTGCTGTTAAAGGAGCCATCGGCGAAACTATTAACCAAAAATTAGGCGGACTAGGACCACTTGGCAAACTCGCTGCGACTTTTGTTAATCAAACCGGTGGATTTGGATCTTCAACTAACAGTAACAGAACAATTTCAAGAGCCATTATTTCGTCAAATAACAGTGTATCAGATGCAAGTGACTGGCGTGTTAGTATTTCTGTTCCGCCTGTATTGCTCGAACAAGGTGATATACTTGCTCCTCTAAAAGAAGACAACGGAACAAGTGTATTTAATACTGGAAATAGAATGGTATTTCCTTTTAACCCTACAGTTTTATTAAGCCATAGTGCAAACTATTCTGCAATTGCTCCTACACATACAAATTATCCTTACCAAGCTTATGAAAACAGCCAAGTAGATGCAATAACAATAACTGGTGAATTTTTTCAAGAAAATGAAAATGATGCAAAATATTGGATTGCGTGTTTACACTTTTTAAGAACTGCTACAAAAATGTTTTACGGTAATAGTAACCCATTAGGAAATCCGCCTGTTGTTTGTAGACTAAACGGCTACGGAGAACATATATTAAATGATATACCTGTTGTCATTACAAACTTTACAACAGACTTACCTGTTGATGTAGATTATATAAAATGTACAGTTAACGGAAAACAAAACTATGTGCCAACACAGAGTTCAATAACAGTTACACTACAGCCGCAGTACGCAAGGCGCTCTCAATCAGCATTTAAT